GAGTTCTGATTTGAACTGGTTGATGTTAAATGCCATGTGTCTTTCTCCTTTTTAAACTATTTATTAAGCGAGCTGGCCAACGATTTCGTCAAATTCTACGCCGGTTCTTGTAGCAATGAAAGATAGTTCAATAACATTGATAGAACGTGCAGGCTTGATAAAGATGCTTGCGCGGAATTTGTTTTGGTCGATCACTTCTGGAGTATTGACTGTTGAGTCTGAAACAACTCTAAAATCAATAATACCACGACGCCCTTGAATGTCACGTAGGAATGGATCAACAATGTTTCTAAACTGTGTTTGTGTAAACTCATCGTTGAATTCAAACAAGAAGCTTTCAGCCGCTGTAGCAATTGCTTTCTCAACTGAGATGAACAATCTACGTACATTAATACGGTCAAACGCGCTTGCTGTTCCTAAACCTGTCTTATCGCCAAATAGAACGATACCACGACCTGCTTGTGCCATAACTGGGTTAATGTCTGCAGAATATAGTTGGTCTCTTTGAGCTTTGCCTGGATTCATTGCAAGTTTAACAACATTTTTAATGATGCCCTTACGGAAACCTGCTGGAGATTCAAACACTTCAACTCTTGAAGATAGACCTGCCATATCACCATTCAATGGTGTGTAGCGATATACGTCATTGTACTTGTCGTAACGATATTTATATCCTGAATCCATGAACCAATATGAAGAGTTCTGGATCTTATTACGATATGTAATAGCATTAGTTACTTTAGCTTGTGTTTTAAGTTCGTCAACAACTGCTTCTCTAGATGGTGACAAGTAAGCTACACAATCTTTACGATAATCTACGACATTTGAAATTAGATAGTTCGCTCTGACACCAGCATCATCTGCTTTACCACCTAGAACCATAGAGATGTCTAATTCGTTAGCATTCTTAAGTTCGTCGTAAGCAAATGCAATAGCGCTTAGTGCAACGTTAGATTCTGTAGAACCATCCGCACCGCCGGCAAATCTTTCGTATTTTGCTACTGAAGTTGAAGCTGTACCAATTACCATAGTATTTGCAACTGCAACATAAGCTGATTGATTTTCAATTACATCAACATAGTATTTGCTGCTACCCTGTGGTAGTGTATCACCGTCAGTTGTCGATAAGTTTTCAAACTTTTCAATTACAGTATTTTCAACACCAGTGATTAAACCACCAGCATCTACAACTGCAATGTGAACGTGGTTTGCATCTGGAGCACCAGCAAAAATGCTGTTGTGCTGCCACTTCTTAGTCATTTTTAGATTATTTAAAGAAGTTTCTGCTAGAGTATATTTCTTATTAAATCCGATTGTATATTCATAGAATTGAACATAATCGTCATCAGTCGCTAAAGGATCAGTGTTAGCGCCTAAGTTTGTATTAGCTGACTCTGAGAATGTAGTAACTTCAAGTTCCTGATAACCAACACTGTCGTTACCAATTACAAGAATGTCACCTGCTGCAAGAGTACCCAGTTGAGCTGTATTAGCAACTTGGAAAGATACTTCGTCAGAGTTGAATGCAAATTCTTGAGCTGTTGGGCTTGTGTTTGCATCGCCATCAATTTGTTCCCAAATTGAATCTTCTGGAATGTCGCCCGCGCCAACGAATTCGCTTGAGAATCCGCCAGATGAAACCCATGCAACTTCGATTGAATCCCCTAATTCGCCTTTATACTTTGCTTCAAATGCACCATATACAGTTTGGTCAGTGTCAATATCATTGTTCGCGTCTAAAACAATGTTAGTTCCATCTGCTTTTGTACCAACGTCGGCACGTACTACATATAAGGCGTTAGAATAAGCTAAGTAATCTGCTGCGGTAAAGAATGTTTCAAAGTTATCATCAGTTGGCTTACCAAAACGATCAACCAACTCGTTTTCTGATGTGATTAAGATTGGTTCATTTACAGGACCCCATCTGAACACACCAGCCATTGCAGCTGGTGGAGTAGCAATAGCAGGAACCGCCTGCGATGCATCCACTTCACGAACAATGACGGAAGGACTTACGGAAAAAGCCATGTTTTTCTCCTTTTTAAATTAGAAACGCGTTTTATCATTTATTGCTGTTTCTATTTATAAAATTTTTATTTTGCTTTTATTGAGCTTTTCTCATAGTACAAGACCGTCATCATCCCAAACATCGTCACCGCCGTCATTAACGAAGCCAAAAGGCAACATTTCTTCTTCAATTTGCTCGTCTGTTTTTTCTCTTAACTTAATTAGTGTATTTATGTCAGTCATATCTTTAAAATATGCTTGCTCGGTCATCCATGCAAACAATACAAGGTTCATAACTAAATCATCATGAAATCCGGGTTCTGCCTCAAAAGAGTTACCCTTTTTAGAAAATCTGCTTAATTCTTGTATTGTTTCAAAATCTCTTATGAATAATTGACCTTGTTCAACTAGCATTTTAAGCATAGAACAACCAGTTCCTTTTACAGTTTTGGTTGTTCGTATTCCGTTATCTACGTTTTTTCCGAATCCACCACTTAATACTTTACCACTTCTTCCCGAATTTTGTGTATAAAGTAAGTCTTCATAGCCGTAATCCATTGCTAAGACATCTGTTACTTGCCCGCCAATGTCATTGATTTCAACCAATATACCGGCCCTGTTATATAAAAGACCCATACGATTCAGAACGGAAGCAAAATCGATTGGTCCAATAAAGTTATCTCTAAATACTGCTACTTGCCTATATGGCATATTACTAATATCAAAAACATTAAATGTTGAATAATCTAAGCCTTTACCTCTTGCAACATCAGCAGTAATTACGTATTGTTTACCTTGTTCAGGTTTTTCATATTGTAAAAACCCTTCGCCTTGTGCAATAGGATTTTCTGGATATAATGCTTTAAGTGCAGCACCACTAATAAGAGTACCTGAACTACCTAAGAACTGACACTCGTATTCTTGCGCAAACTTTTCTGTATCATGATCAAGCGACTCAATAGTTTCTTTTTTCCACTTTTCATCTCGACCAGGTACATCATTCCACATTACTTCTACGTATTCGTAACCATTTGTGCCTTCTTTTGCACCTTTACATGTTTTCCAAAAATGGTTTAAACCGTTAGGCGTAGAGGTCATCAGAAGCTTTGTAGATTCACCAGACGAAATAGTTGGGTATACTGAAGCGAAGAATTCGTCGTATCCCTCGATAAACGCCACCTCGTCTAGGTACAGAAAGTTAACAGATTTACCACGAATTGCACTAGAAGATGTAGTACCTGCTAACACTTGGCACCCATTTTCTAAGGCAATATTACCCTTATTCCATTCTTCTACGCCTTGCTGGAGCCACTTTGGCAATGCTTCAAAGGCCAATTTAACCCTTGCCATAACCTCTCTCGATGCATCTCCTTTATTCGCAAGGATGGCTACAGTCTTATACTCATTAAATAAAATGTAGTGTAAAATTACAGCAACAGCTGTAGTTGTTTTACCAGACTGTCGAGCAGTCAAAACAGCAACACGTCTATTATCAAAAATCTTCTGACAAATTTCTTTTTGATAATCATACATATCAAAAGGAACTAATCCTTTGTCAACGTGTACAATTTTAATATATTCTTTTGCGAAGTAAATAGGATCTTTTGCGCACTTCAAATACTCCTGTAATAAATCAGGAGACCACTCAATTTGTTCTGCAACTTTTTTAAGATTAGGATTACCTAAGTAGCCGTCACCCATCTTCGTTATCGCCTTTAATCATTTTCAATAAATCAGCAGTTGATACAATTAAGTTATTATTTGTTACGTTTGTTTGAGCGTTTTCTTTAGGCCCATTGATTTCTTCTTTTACGAATCTTTTCTTTGATGATATATCAGCAAAATCTTTGTTTGCATCCAGCGCCGTTTTCATCAAAGTAGAAACAACTTCAAAGGCGCGCGGATGCTCAGACTGTTTAGCAATTTCAAGCATTTCTCTCATTGCCTCTTCTGCTGTTTCCATAACGGTTTGAATATTTTCGCGTGCTGTTTCTAAGTCTTTAAGATTTTCTTCTTGAGTTTCAAAATTATCAATTAAAGCCGGTGGGCTCGATTCTTCCACCTCAACAATGGGATTGTCAAGTTTATCATTTTCTTCTGGAATGTCTTGTTCAATTTCTGACAAAGGTCTAATACCTAAGGCTGAAGAAATTTTATCATCACTATTCATTATGCATCCTCAAATATTGTAATAATACCCCAGTTATCATCGAATTCAATTTCATCATAAGGTACTGAAGCTGAATCAGGATCTGAAATTGTTACTGTCGGAACTGATGCGTACCCTGCACCAGGATTCGTAATTGTAATAGCTGAAACATCTCCATGTGAATCAACAGTTGCGGTAGCTTGCGCAGTAATAGCTGCAGCAGCATCAATTGTTACGTTTGCTGTTTCATAGAATTTACCAGAATCAGTAATATTTATAGAAGTAACAACGCCGTCGGTTAAGACTGCTGTAGCGGTGGCTCTGAAGCTTGCTGCAACATCATTAGGATCTGTGAATGTAACTACCGGTGTTGTGTTTCCATAATTGGCACCGCCATCTATAATGTTTACAGCAGTGACTTCACCATCTGTTACTGTTACATTAGCAGAAGCGGGTTGTTTTTCAAAGTTGAGCGTTAGATAAGATCCTGTGCCTGCTGTTGTTGGTACAGTATAAGTTCCAACCGGTGTAGGACCTGCAATTGGGTTATCAATAATTAAGTTATCTATTGCGCCTTTAAAGCTCGGAGTAGAACCACGCTGGCCTATAATCATATCAACACCACCGCCGAGTAAGAATCCTTGAGCTGCGTTTCCTCCAGCATCTACTACCCCGTTTATCAACCAACGAGCGTTGCCAGTATAATGTTCTAATCTTACATGGTTCCATGCATTTAAATTTAAAAGCTCTGGTGTTGATCTTATAGGAGTGCCGTTATATGCTGGGCGATATACGATTTCTCTATCAGGCTCAATCTCAATTCGCATCGTTGTTCCATCAAAATGCAAGACGTTATGAACACCTGATGCTGGAGCTTCTGTAGGATAAATCCAAAATTCAATTGCAAAACCAGAACCAGCAGAAATAAAGTTTGCAGTTGTAGTGTGTACGATTTCTTCATCATCGTCGGCATCGTGCCATAGCGCGTCTGTACCAAATTTAATTTGTTCTGAACGATCAGGTGGTTCACTAATTGAAACATTAGCAGAAGCATATAATCTACCAGCGTTTGTAATTGTAACACCCGTAATATCACCATTTGGACCAATGACTGCTTCACCTGTTGCAGTATTTGCTGGTAAATCAGGATCTGAAAAGAGAACATTTGGTGTAGAACTATAATATCCACCGCCATCAATAATGTTAACAGAAGAAATTTCTGTATTTGAAATACTTAAATTTGCAGAAGCATTTGTTGTAGTTGGCGCACTGATTGTAACTGTAGGTGCTGAAGCGTATCCTTGCCCATCACTATTAATTGTAATTGTGTCAACTCTACCATTTGCAATTGTCGCAGTTGCGGTAGCTTCTTCACCTCTAAGTGTAATAGGATTTCCGTTAGCATCCATTCCAGGCTTAATAATTACTCTTTCTTCTGGAGAAGTATTTGCAGCTGTGTCTGTGCTAACGTCTACATCAATAAACTTAATTACTTTCTTTTCTTTCTCAGGACCAAAATAATATCCTTTTAAAGTAAAACTTAATGTGTATAGAATAGCTTGACGACTTTCAAAATCACCTTCATATAAATCTTCGGTAGTGATACTATTGAGTATGACAGGTATATCCATAGGATCTAAGCTGTCTACCATTCGTGCAGTTACGGTCCAGTCTGGGGTAAAAAATGGAAGTATCTGCTCCATCAATTGTGTTGCATCTTCTTGATATTTCGTCATAATGTATAAAGAAAAATCAAGATTATATGGTACAGAAGAATATACAAATGCACGAGAACCTTCTGATTCTGCAGAAGATTTTCTCATTTTATTTGTTGATGCTACTTTACGTGACGGATCATATGTGATTGAAGTTACTTCAAAAGACATGCGCGGCAAACGAATCGCCGTTCTACGGCTATTTAATAAATCCGGATCTTGATTAAGTCTTGCTAAAACCTTTTGAAAAGGAGCATATGACAAAGGAACAATCATAGATTGTGTAGTAGTACCTGCGTTATCTTTTCTTGTAATCTTTAACTGATTAAAGATTGTACCAAATAACGCTACGTATTTTCTCGTTGTTTCATTATAGAAATAATTTGCAATTGCCATTCTTATGTATCCTGAGTGCTAATGCTTTCACTGAATGGATCGATTTCAGAGAAGTCAATAATATCATCAGCCTCACCTTCAAATACAAGGTTTTGTGCTAATGGATCTGTCTCTTCAAGATCTTCAAGTGTTGTAACTTGGTCTGGGGTAGTAGCCACATCATCAAAGTAATGGTCGATTTCATAAATGCCAGTATCGAATCTTTCATTAGAAAATTCCATAAGTTCACATTTAATATCATAAACTTGTAATGCACCTGTTTGATAGAATACGCTCTCGTGTTCTACATAAGTAACTCGATACATTTTTCTATTTAATGGCATCCAAATAATGTCGTTTTCTCTTGGACGAACTTTAGTAGCATTATTACGAGTAACATGTTTTTCGAATGTTCTCATTGCTACAGTAAATGTAACTTGATCTCGTATTTCTAAACCAAACTTAGATAGGAAGTCACCTTCGCCTTCGAAGCCATCAACATTTTTAACGTATACTTCGAATTCATACTTCTGATCATACAGAGGCATATCGTCTTCGTTAAAGACGTCATCTCTATTGTTAAACGATCCAGAAATATATGTAACATC